AGTCCTTCAAAGATTAGTGAACGCAGATGTAGAGTTATCTACTGTGGTGATCTTCTTCTCAATGTTGCATACCGTATGATATATGGTTCCTTCATTATTGCTTTTAACATGTCTAATGCAACGACATGTTCATCAGTAGGAATGAACCAATATTCACACGACATGCATAAAATTTATGATTATTTGCGCGAAGTTGGAAACAGTTTCGTTGCAGGTGATTATAAGAATTTTGACAAGAGAGGCCACCCAGATATCTTTAAAGCTGCTTATTACATTACGTCGAGATTGACTGAGGGTTTAACGACTCCTGAAGCTGATGAAGCTTTCGTAGAACAACAACGAACTTCACCAGTGCAAATCAAGAATTGGTTAGTCTTTTTCGAGCAATCACATTTTTCAGGTCTATTCTGGACCACTATCATTGGATCAATTGCTGCAGATTTGTATATTCGCTATGTGTTTTCTAAATTATGTCCACATTTGACATTTAAAGAAAATGTAAGAGCGAAGATACTAATCGATGACCACATTTGGTGCTTCAGTGATAAGTGTAAAGAATTCATGACACCGTTTAAGATTAGGGATTGTTTGGCTACCATAGGACAAGTTTACACTTCGGATGTTAAAACTGAACCATTGAGAGATGAATTCAGAACATTTGAGGAGATAACTTTCCTAGGCGCCCATCCAGTCCTTATAAACGGGAAATATTGTGGAGCTATGAAGAAGGATACCCTTTATGAGACACTGCATTGGACTCGTAATAAGAATCTTTCAATCGTTGACGAATGTAAGACTGTCATGGAGCTGAGTGCTGCGTGGGGTCCTAAGTTCTACAAACAGTTCTGCTCAGAAATAAACAACGCTTTATTCTGTGCAGGGTATGAAGAATTGAACTTACCATCCCATTCACACATGGCCCGTGTCATCGCTAATCGCACAGCTACTTCTGGAGCTGACTTCCCTTATGGGTTCGTTGCTCAAGGTCCCGAAAAATCTATCGTTCAAACTGGAAACAATGTGAGCGTAGAAGGGACTATGAACAACCTTCCTAATAAGGGACTCATTCAAAAATCTATGAATGAGGGTGAAGCAAATCTGGTTTATGGTACTGAATCAAAAATCTTGAGGACGACATTCAAATGGACAACATCCGATGTTGTCGGGAACAAGATATGGAGTACAGACTTGCCATTCGGACTATTAGCACTTGGAGATCCAACAGGGCGCACTTTGCAAAACATGCCTTTTGAACATTTCCAGTTTTGGGAAGGTGATGTAACAGTCACATTCTTATTAAACGGAACTATTCAACAGAGCGGTTTGCTTATTGCGTACTTTGTACCCCTTGCTGCTTATGAAGTCGAATTGGCTAATGTCTTTACTCTGTCTCATGTCCTGATGCAACCTGATAAATCAGCGGAATATTCCATTACAATTCCATTCAAGTATTTGAGAACAGTTATAAACACACAAGCTAGAGATACGGAGAGTTTAGGCACTCTGTATGTAACACCAGTTTCATCCTTGAAGACTGGACCAACACAAGATGCTGACGAAGTCAATATTTCAGTGTTGTCCAGTTTCCCAGGATCAAGCTTCAGAATTCCAAGGCCTTTGACAACAGTTTCAAAACGTAGTGAGAAATATGTTAATGCGTATGGAAATCACGACATTCCGGATATTATTGATTTTGACGGACCTTTTGAAGCTCAAGGTAATTCACAATCGAACACGGTACAAAACGTCTACCAAGTAGGCGGTAATATGCCGATTCAAGAATTATCTGTGGGCACTTCAGGTTCCGCAACTCAAGATATATCCCCAGATGTCTCGATTCCATTCCCACTTGACAATCCACCACTGTGTTCAGGAGCTGTTCCAGTCGAACAGGCCTTTCCAGGTATGGCGGTGTCTAATGGCGTGAGACCAACTAGAGATCTGCAACTCTATCCAGCAGCTCTATCACGTCAACAGATGGAAATTTTC